CAAGAACACACTCAAAGAGATTGGGTCTTGCACCACCACCAACTAGTCTTGATTTGAAATCACTGAGTGTTCTGGTATTGTAACGTGGGGTGTTGTTAGTTGCGTTTGACATCGATAGGGTTCCTCTTATTCTTTAAGTGTAATAAATCAAACAGTGCCAACGACTTCGGAGAAGCTAATCCCTGTACGGGTAGCAACGAAGGTAAGACCGATGAAATTAATTGATCTTGCTGGTTTTACGAAGATATCAGCTTTAAACTGATTTGAGTCAACAACATCAGGTGTGTTGTTAGTGTCGTCACATACAATAATGAATTCCGTGATACCTCTCTTTCCTTTGACATCTCTTAGGAAAGGTTCAACAATGTTGATAAAGTTAGTTCTTGTAGTAGCATCGTTGAACTCAAAGAGTTGTGCTCTTGCTGCACCTTCGATTGATTCTTCAAGTGCAAGGAACAACTTACGAACATTGATTCTGTCGAATGCAGATTGATAACCTAGTGCAGTCTTATCACCAAAGAGTAAGATACCTTGTCCCGCAGAAGCAACAACTGGGTTAATTCTCTTTGTATAAAGTAGGTCTCTTTGTGCTTTTGATGGGTTGAATGCGAGTTTAACTGCATTGTTGATTGCCCCTCTGTTAGCACCTGCAGGTGAGAACCAAGGGAAATCATCACCAGATGTTCTTGCCATTAGTCCAGCAACATCACTATTGAGTGCTAGATAGCAGAACTTATTATTAAATCTGTCGAATGTGTACTTGTAACCACTGTCAAATACTGCATAAGAAGAGGAGGGAAGTGGTTCAAAGAACTCAATAACCTTATCGGTTTGTGTATTTGTATTTGTCTGAGCAACAATATCTGATTTGTGTGGTGAAATTACTGCGATGCAGTCCTTTCTCTCATCAGCAATAGACATCAATGTTGTTGCCTTTGCTTGTGATTCAAATATGCTGGTTCCACCAGATGGACCCATGATTAGATAATCAACGTCATATTCTGCTGGGTTTCTGAAAATTTCATAAGCAGCAGTGATATTACCCAAGTCAGGTGCCATTCCGTTTTGTGCAGAATAATCAACACCATTAGACATCTTGAATGTCTGGTTTCCATTGACATTGAATGCCTTGCTCTGTGCTTCTGTTCCCCACGCACCGTTCATTGCGGTGAATGCATCTCCTACTCCACCTACCAGATGAGCAGCAGTAGTTGCTCTTGCTACACCAGCAAAGATATTTGCAGAATTTGTAGCTAAGTAGTCCTTGTAGTAAATTCCCTGAGTTGGGCTGATTCTTGCATCAGATGCCTTAGAAAGGAATGTGTACTTCTCTAAGATTGAACCAGCAGAACCACTTATCTTACCAGTATCATCAATAACTACAACGTGAATCTGGTCATTCTTACCACTTCTGTCGTCAGCATATTGTGAAGTACCAGGTTTTGGTGCAATGGACTTCCAATGAATTATTTGGTTATCTAGACCAAGTTTCTGCTCATCATACCAGTCACTAGCATTAGAACTAAATGTATTTGTTGTGACACCTGCTGATGTTACAATATTGATGGTGTTATTAGTAACACCAAATGAATTAGCATTAGTTCCCTGACCAGGATTTTTGTATTCGATTGATTCGGTAACTCCAGTAGAAGAATCTGTTCTATCTACAATTTTAACGTAGATTTCTTCGTTACCAATTCCAGTAATAATACCTCTGATTTGTCCTGTGAAGTTCTTAACCACACCTCCTTCTGCATAACTAACAGTTGCTGGTGAAGTTACTGCGTATCCTACTTGAACATCAGTAGCAACTACACTTGTCGAAATTTGTGAGAATACAAATGACTCAGCAGTTAACGAACCAGTATTTGTTGAATTTTCATCTAAAATAATCTGAGATGAACCAATAGTAGCAATTTTTGTACCATCGGGGATATTTGCATTGGTAACTCTATCACCCACTGTCAGTGAAGAAGTTGTAATACCAGTGATTAAGTTTGTTGTGATTCCAACGTCACCTGACTTAGTTGCAACAGTAGTTTCTGTAGATACTGATGTAGCAGTAGTTCCAATTCCAGAAATTACTTGGTCAGCAAAAGCATCAATAGTACAAACCTTTAGGTCATTTGCCCATGAACCAGGAGTTCTTGCTGCAAATTCCCAGGTAGTATCAGTCTGGTGGTTAGTATCGTAATCTTCGTCGTTTAAAATTGATAGTGATGCTACAGCATCAGAGTTGGCATTGTTCAGGGTAGTACCACCTGCTCTTACCACTCTCATTACACCACCGTAAGAAAGATAGTTTGAAGCAGAAAGCCAATATTCGTTTTGAGCATCTGTCTCCGATGGTTTGCCAAAAGTCTCTAGAAGCTCTGCTTCTGATGAAATCAGCACGGGCTGATCAACGGGACCTTTAGCAAAAGGACCAGCAAAGGCACCGACTTGATCATTGGTAGCAGTGATGGCACCAATGGTCAAATCAACTTCCCTTATCTGTACTCCTGGTGATACTAAATTTAACGCCATTTTTTCCCCTCTTAAAGAAGTTCATATTAGTCTACTAATATTTAGAGTTAAGACTCTTTTTAGAGGGGAAACTGGGGAAACACCTACCAGTCTGGATAGTTAGACTGCTCAACTTGTCTTATTTTTTGTTTTTTTCTTGAAACTCTGGTAATTGTGCATTCTTTGCACTCATATGAATAGGCAGATGATGCATTGCCTTTGCCCTTTCTGGTTTTGTAAAATCCATCTTCTAAGTCTTTTACTTTTCCGCAAACTCTACATTTTCTATCTTTTGGAAAAGAAAAAGCAAAATCATCACCCAAGTCCATCAATAATACTCCCACATATATGAACGATCCCCATATTCATCTGTATGCCATCTATCACCAGAAGAATCAACAAAGGAACTATCATCAGATATACCGTCACTTACAAAACCAAAAGGTGCCATGTCTTGTTCAATCTGATCTCTTTGGTCCTCATAAATTCTCTTTCGGATATCATTATCCGTCATCTCTTTGAAGTATGGTTGAACAATTAACCAAGAGAAAATAACAAGACACATAGCAAGGTCATCATGACAACCATCTTCTGCCACGAATGTTTGATTCCTTTGAATAAATGTTGTCAATTCACTAATAATATCATAATCATTTATAAGTAACTTATCATCTTCAATAACTGTTTTTAGGTTAGAACATCCAACTTGTTTTACAGTTTTAGACATCTTGATTCCTAGTTGAGATTTCTTACCAGAGAATCCCTGACCAACAATTTGACCTGCCCTACCTCTCATAGAGCACATTAATATATTCTCATACTCCAAATCATATTGAAGCATACTGGAAACCTGTTCACCAATATCATTAACCTCGACAAGAACAAAAGATTTATTATATGCCTTCCCAACTTTATCAATTATGTTTGGGAACAGCATAGGTTTAATTTCATTATTTCTATACTTTGCAACAATCTTATACGGGAAACTTGTAATGTCAAACATTACGAAAGCAGAATAGTCCTTTCCAGTTCCTCTAGCAACATCAACTGTCATTAAGTATTGATGGTCTGGTTTTGGTTCCTCATATACATCAAGACCTTTATTTCTCTGTATAGGGTCACTATAGACCATAGACCTGAGTTTAGAAGGCGCAATAAGAGTATCAACAGACCCTAGAAACTCACATTCAAATTCCTGAGTAAACTGTCTCTCTGATGTATTACGTATAGTTTCTTCTTTCCATTTTGCATCCCTACCAGGAACTGCACTCCAATGGACTTCTAATGGTTTATAATCATTCTTTCCACGTTCTGCATCATGCCAAAGTTTATAGAACATATTCATCCCATTAGGGGTAGAAATGATAATAACTTTGGTTGTTTTACCTGATGAAATAGTTGGATATACAGAACTAAAGAACTGCTCTGCAATATGGTTTGGAATGAACGCAAATTCGTCCAAGAAGATGATGTTAAATGAGTTTCCTCGTACAGCAGAACTGGATGTAGAAGCAGCAATAATCTTAGAACCATTTTCAAGTTCTAGAGAACCTTTATTCCAAGAACCAACACCCTGCTGTAACCACTTTGGTAAATTTTCATAAGAAAGTTGCAATCTTTGTAGCAGTTCTCTAGCAGTTTCTGCTTTGTTTGCTAGGATTGCAATTCTAATATTATCATTAAATAAAGCATAATGAAGTAGATACGAAACTACCGTTGTGGACTTTCCTGTCTGACGTGGTAGTTTTGCAATATTAAATCTTTGCTCATGAAAGTTTTTAATTAAATCTTTCTGGAAGTCATACATGTCAAAGGGAATCAAAC